GCATTTCGCAATCGGTACACTGGCATATTATACACAATAGAAAGCCTTGATTTTCCTCTATATTCTGTAGTTTTAGCCGCTTGATAATAGTCACACTATGCGGTAATATGTAACTACCGAAAGGGCAAACAGCCCACGGAAAACAACGAATTACGGAGGAAAACACCATGAAAGAGATCAAGATTTTTGAACAGGCAATGCACGAGGACAACGAGTTCTTCAGAACCCACCAGCTGAACCTTACGCTTTTCACCGCCTACCGCCAGCAGAAGCACACCGGCAACGAGCTGCTCGACTTTTCCGAGGTGGTCTGGGAGGATGACATTGCCGCAATCAGCGAGTTCCTCAAGGCAGAGGGCAAACCGTGGTCAAATCCATGCACGGTATACCCACTCCCCTCGGGCATAATCCTACCTCGGGTCGGGGCATCACGGAATTCACGATTTCAAGCACCTTCAGCAGTCTGATTCAGACTCTTGCAGAATTTGAAAAGCATGGATTCCGCATGAACGGTTTGACCGAGGTCACCGCCAACTACACGGACTTCACCACCGGAAAGCTGAAGGTTGTACCTGCCATCAGAATGAGCCTGAACTAAGCAACAACGGCACAGCCCCGAAAGGGGCTCCAATGCCGAAAATTAAGGAGAACCGATATGAAAATTCTTGTAATCGAGCCGGGCAAACACCCCTATGAAAAGGACATCGAGCATACACTCGAAAACCTGCAGAGCATTGTCGGCGGACACATTGAAGCCGTGTATCCCTTTGAGGATGAGGTGGCTCTTGTTTGCCACGAAGAAGCACTCTTCGACCCTGCACAGCAGTGGAACAGAATCATCAATCCGCACATGGTTATCAAGGGCATATTCTTCCTCTGCGGACTTGGGACGGAAGATTTCACTGATCTGCCGGATGACCTTCTGGAGAAGTACAAAAAGCACTTCTGGGATATTACGCACTTCATCCCCACGCCGAACGGTCTACTGCCGATTACAGTGCGTGACATTATGCCCACGGAATAGCCGCCACGTTGCCCCGTGTGGCAAGGCTGTGCCGTTGCCGTAAACTTATCCCCCAACGAATACAAGCCCCCTGAACGCAACTGTGGCGGTCTGGGGGCTGTGTCATATATACACAATGGTTGGGGTGTATTTTTCGCCTGTATTCTGTAGTTTTAGCCGCTTGATAAAAGTCACACTATGCGGTAATATGTAACTACCGAAAGGGGGAAACCCCCACGGAAAACAACGAATTTTGGAGGAAAAAGATTATGGTAAGTTACGGATTTGCAAAGGCAAGAGCGATGGCAAGCAAGAGAAACTGGAACGAGGAAGAATACACTTCCAAGGCAATCATCACCTGGGCGGACAGCGAATACGAGTACGAGCTGGAAATCGACAACGAGGACATGGACGAAGATTTTGAAGCCTGGATTGAAAAGCATTCCGAGGAGCTTGCAAGAGAGGACGCCGAGGCAAACGGCACAACCTTTGAGGAGGTCATCGGAATCAACTACGAGTACGACTACATTGATGACGACGAGGCTTTTGAAAGGGACTACGAAGCCTACGCAGAGTTTGAATGGGAGTGCAGAACGGGGAGATAACCTCCCCAGCACACGCCCCCGCAGCCGCCAACACGGCGGCTTGTGAGGGGCAACCCCAATAACAATGCCCTACCGAAAACGGCGGTACAGGGGGCATTTGTGGGCAAACAGGGGCGTCGATGATATGCACAAATTTAGTCCCTCATCTTTGTCACATTTATTATCCGAAACACCGTTGACTTATCGCCGGAAAGACGGTAATATACATTATACCGAAGGGCGAAAACAACGAAAATACGGAGGTTTTACTATGTGGCACGAAGGGACAATCAGAATCGGCAGGAGCATTTTCCAATACTGGGTGAAGCACTACGATGAGCCGAGCCATTTCGGGATCGGCAATGGCAGAATCAGCAAGCTGATGCTGAAACGCAATGGCAGAATCGTATACAACTACGACCGTGGCGAGGACACCAAGGCAATCGACAGCGACACCGAAAAGGCACTTGCAATCCTGATTCGGGACTACAATTAACCATTTTCTTATCCAAAATATATCGGGAAAGGCTCTGCAAACTTGCAGGGCTTTTCTCATGAAGGGAGGCGGTCATTTGAAAAAGCTGAAAAAATACACACCAACAGAATTCATGGCAGACGATTCCCACTACGACAAAGCCGCCGCCGATTACGCTGTCAACTTTATCGAATGCCTGTCCCACACCAAAGGCACATGGGCAGGCAAGCCGTTTGAACTTCTGGACTGGCAGGAGCGTATTATCCGTGATTTGTTCGGTGTTCTGAAACCCAACGGCTACCGCCAGTTCAACACGGCATATATTGAAATTCCGAAGAAAAACGGTAAATCTGAACTTGCCGCCGCTATTGCCCTGCTGCTCACCTGCGGTGACGGCGAGGAACGTGCGGAGGTCTACGGATGTGCCGCTGACCGACAGCAAGCGTCTATTGTTTTTGAAGTTGCTGCCGATATGGTGCGAATGTGTCCTGCACTGAATAAGCGTGTGAAAATCCTTGCATCGCAGAAAAGAATCGTCTATATGCCGACCAATTCTTTCTATCAGGTGCTTTCGGCAGAAGCCTATTCCAAGCACGGATTTAACATTCACGGCGTTGTGTTCGATGAGCTACATACGCAGCCAAACCGAAAGCTATTTGATGTTATGACAAAGGGTTCGGGTGATGCAAGAATGCAGCCGCTGTACTTCCTTATCACGACTGCCGGCACGGACACCAACTCCATCTGCTATGAACAGCATCAAAAGGCAAAAGATATTCTTGAGGGCAGAAAAATTGACCGGACGTTCTATCCGGTCATTTATGGTGCCGCAGATGATGCCGACTGGACTTCTCCGAAGGTGTGGAAACAAGCGAACCCCTCTCTCGGTGAAACCATCGGTATGGAGAAAGTTGTCGCCGCCTGTGAATCCGCACGGCAGAACCCAGGCGAAGAAAACGCTTTCCGACAGCTGCGACTGAACCAATGGGTGAAGCAGGCTGTCCGCTGGATGCCCATGGAAAAATGGGATGCCTGCAATTTCAGTTTTGATGCATCGGAACTGGAGGGGCGTGTCTGCTATGGCGGACTTGACCTTTCATCGACTACGGATATTACGGCTTTTGTGCTTGTGTTTCCTCCTGTTGACGAGGACGATAAATACTATATCCTGCCGTTTTTCTGGCTGCCGGAAGATACACTGCCGCTGCGAGTCCGCCGTGACCATGTGCCGTATGATGTATGGGAACGGCAAGGGTATCTGCTGACGACCGAGGGTAATGTGGTGCATTACGGCTTCATCGAGAATTTCATCGAAGAACTGGGACAGCGTTTCAATATCCGTGAAATCGCCTTTGACCGCTGGGGTGCGGTGCAAATGTCGCAGAACCTTGAGGGAATTGGTTTTACTATGGTGCAGTTCGGACAGGGCTACAAGGATATGTCCCCACCGACCAAGGAACTGATGCGTCTGACGCTCAACAAGATGATTGCTCACGGCGGTCATCCGGTGCTGCGGTGGATGATGGACAACATTTTCATCAAGCGTGATCCTGCCGGAAACATCAAGCCCGACAAGGAAAAATCCACGGAGAAGATTGACGGTGCGGTTGCACTGATTATGGCTCTTGACCGTGCAATCCGGTGTGGAAACGACACTAGAGACAGCATTTATGATGAAAGAGAATTGCTTGTTTTGTAAAGTCAGCGTATCTCCGCCATAGTAAAACTGCCTGCATCAATATAGTTTTGGTGACCGGTTTCAAGCTTTTGGCAAACCCAGAAGAATCGCTCATCATCAAAGCTAAAGTCGCAGTTATCCATAAAACTCTCGTCAAATATGATGCGCTGAGGCACAAACTTACGTAGTATCTCCTCATCACAGCGCATTGGTTCAACAAATTCAGTATGGAGTATCCCAGATTCATCAAGTGTCCGTTCTAATACTTCGGGGCAGTATTCAGTTAGCAATGCGACAGGATACGAAGCACAGATGAACCCATAGCATTTATCATAACTGCACGGC